TTCGGCCCTCCTTTCACCCCACGAGCCTCACCACGGCTCCCTTCCATTATATCAGGGGGAGCCTTCAATGCCATAGTGAAGGTCGGTTCCTGCTTCTACAACGGAGCGCAGGTAATCATGGATATCATCCTCTTCCCAGTCGCACTCATTTAGCAGCTGATTGCCAAGGGCTTCAATCGCTTCGCTGTGTCCGTCGGTCCATTCTCCTGTCTCCAGGTAATGATCACGGACCATGGAGGCCGCGCTTAAGAGATGTAACTCGATCTGTTGTTTCTGGAGTTCTGCCTTCTGCTCGCTAGGGAGCAAGCTATTTGATTTCTTTACTGTTTCTTCGTCTATTGCGTTCATAAGGAACAGGCCTAATCGCGCTATAGTTACACGGCTTAACTCGCCTAAGTTCGAGGGAATCCAGATTACTGCAGCATAAAACCAGTCAGAGAGTCTTATCAGTGCTTCGGTGGTTCGGACGACCGTATCAAAAAGAACTTTTTTCATAGTCACGATTCCTCTCTCTCAGTTTACCTGTGACATGGTGTCGTCGGCTCTTACGGAGCTGTAGGCATAATCCATCTGCAGCATTGACTTATTCACGAAGCCCTTGACGCCTTGCATGCCGTTACGCCAGAAGGCTTGGCGGCCACGAGTCTTGACGTGCCAAACCTCGAGCTGGCGCTTGACGTTAGGCTGGGCCATTTCCTCCTCGGTGAGCTTTTCTCGGCGGACAATCCATACGGCGTGACTGACATGGGACAAGGCGGCGGTACCGCGAATCCATGACTCATCAGGGTTGTTGTTTGTTATATCTGTGCCCATGCCGCTGCGATTGAGTTGAGCTAGAGTCAAGATGTCGATACCAAGCTCTTTGGAGGCGGTCGTCAACTTATATGCCCGCTCTTCTAGCATAGAGGCGTCATTGCTTGAAGCTTTTTGGTGACGACCAAGGCAATGGAAGTGGTCAAGGATAACGGCACGCAGTTCTGGGTTCTTAGCCTTCATAGAGCGCATGCTGTTTATAACGGCGTCTACGTCTGCACCCCAGGGATCTTCTATCAAAAGCTTGCCGCCACCGTTTTGGATAAGCGCTGCAGCCTCGGCGATGCATGCAGCATCTCTTTCACGTGTATGGCTAGGTGATTCAATGGCGCCAACCGAAACCCACTTGTTGTTCTCTAGGTGGCGAGTTGCGGCGGCCCAGACGCGAGCATAGATGCTGGCGCGATCAAGTTCTGCGGAGATAAAGCCTACAGTCAGGCCACTTATGGCCAGATTGACAGCAGCATGCACAGCAAGAACCGTTTTACCTACTCCTGTATGAGCCCCAAGGGTAAATAGTCTGCCGCCTTGCTCTTGCCCAGAAGGCCGTACACCACCTTCCATGTCCAGGTCAAACGCTTGTATTCCAGTAGAGACTGGAGCTTGCTGCTCTCGAGCGTTCATGATCTGATCAATAATACTCACATGACCAGGACGAGGAGTTAGCAGGTCTTCGACAGCATCGACTGCGTTCCCTTGATTGCCGATAGAGCCACGCAACATGCCCAGACAGGTCATGAGCTGTTGCTGTTGGAACTCAATGGATTTCTCGAGCTTGGATTTAGATTTTTCGCTTTGAGCTACTACATGCTGGGTCTCCTGGTACACAGCGCGTACTCTGGCTTGACGGAGTAAGTCAAGAGCGACGTTCCATTCAGAGTTGGGGTCCCCGTAGGCCTGCATAGACCGGGCGTCTGACAGGTCAGAGATGGTCTTATTAAACTCGGCGAGGCCAACGAAACGACTGCCTGGATCCAAACCTGCATAGCCCGCAATAAGGGATTCTCGGCTAATCAGGCTGGCGTTCCTTTCTCCAATAAAGGTGCGGTCTACTTCTCGACCGATAGCGCGAAAGACTCTAGTAGACCACAGTTCGTCGGGAATAGCCTGACCATGACCAACACCAAAAGCGATACGAAGATCGGCCCATAGCTCATTAGCTTTGCCTGACGGCGAGGACAGAACACGGATAAGAACAATTGCTTCTTGGTCGGTAGTGTCGTCGACTTCAGATCCGGTAGTCGGTTGGATCTTTTCGATGAGGCGAGCCATGCCAAGAACGGTTTCTACTTCGTCCTTTTTGCAACCTGTGATCTTACCCTCTTCTGCCTTTAGTAGGCCAAGATCAACGGCTTTCTGGATGTAGGTTGGGAACGACATAGATTAGCGGCGATTTGGTGGGGTTTTCAGGGCTTGGACTTTCTTACCTAAAGTCCAATTCACGACAAAGCCATCGTCTTCAAGGCTGTGGTAAATGAAGATGGTTTCTCCATCTCGATGCTCTACGTCGTGCTGCCAGGAGGTCGGAGCGTCAGGAACGTCGAGGTGAATGATCCTGTTGAAAGTCCTGTCAGGGCACGCATCAGAGTACCATGCAAATATGCTGTCATCATTGCTCCAGGAGAACTTGTCGGCAACCTTGGAGCCTATTTTGTAAAGTTTTTCAACATTCTGGAACTTCTTGTCTTCAAGCTGAGCGCCAAAGCCAAAGATATTGCTAGCCTTGATTGCAGTGCGCTCTTTCCACCAGTCGTCCTGAGCGCAGCCCTTCAGGATGCGTTTCACGAAATCGCCGTACTTGGATCTTTCAATCCCGAGGCGCTTGGCCTGTGTCTCAATTGCGATAAAAGTAGAAGGATGCAGCTTGCTAGGGCATTCCATGTAACCGTCAGGTCTGTGACTGTTCCAGGCCTCCACAATTGCAGCAGAGGCTTCGGCTTGGCTGATTCCACTTGGCTTTCGCTTGGGTTGAAGCGAGATCTCTTCAGCTATGTTAAGCTCTTCCTTCTGGGTGATCTCTGGAGCCGCAGGTTGCTCCTGCTTTGTAGGTTGCTCCGGCTTTGCCGGTTGATCTGGCATCGTCAGGATGATCTGCTTGCCGGTTGAAACCAGGTATCCCTTTTTGGTCAAATTTCTGCGTCGATCGCGAAACACGTCGACCCCAATACCGCAGAGCTCAGCCGCGTGGGTAGCGTTCTGGGCCACGAACTCGCCGCCACTTGCCAACGACAAAAGTCGAATCCAGAGAAGCAGCTCATGGGCCGTCAATTTTTGGTCGTCAAGGATAGCATTTGGAATCCTTGTGAAGCCGGATTTTGGGTTAACACCCGTCTTGATAAGCATGGTTCGTTTGCGGGGTAATCAAAATATACCAGGGCTGTCAACCCTGGACTCTCAACCCTGGACTGTGGACCCTGGACTCTCAACCCTGGACTCTCAGCCCTGCTTTTGTGGGGTTCTCAGCCCTGCTTCCTGAAAAACACTTATATATTAAAATATAAAATATACTATCTGCGTGTGCGCGAGGCTAACGATGGGGATCAACAACCGCCCTCGGGGATGGACAAAGTGTCCAAAACTCCAAGCAGCTTTCGATGAAGGGGGGAAGGCTATCGGCAAGGCTCTGATGTGGGACAAGACCCGCGAGGAGTATTTCTGGTCTATCCTCGGTGGCCTCAATCTTTGGCCTAGGTGGTACCTCCTGTGCTTCAGGACTCTCTACATTCGGGAGAACCCAGAAGAGTATCTCAAGTATCGGATCTGGCAGAAGGACAAGCAGCGCAGGAAGAAGGCTATGGATCGCAAGGTTCGCGAGGCTCGTCGGCAGACAAAGAAAAGGCTTGCTGGTGGCTAGGCTTGCATGATATACTGAGCCAGTACCTTCCCCACGAGGACTTGAAATGGCAGAAATCCCTAACCTCGCAGGTGTAGCGACCAAGGATCTGGTTGAGACAATTGGCTCTAGCAAGTTTAACGCTATATACATCAACTGGGCCCGCACCCTGCACCTGTTGCGTCAGCATGCCCCTGGTTGGACTGCCAACTGCATCACCGCCAACGACGGCACTTTGCTGCACAAGGCTCCTGTTGGCGCTTACTTGATGATCCAGTTCGTCCACACCGACGGCTCTGAGACACCGGCGATTCCTCAAGCTGTGATGGATCACCGTAACAACGCGATCCCCTACGACAAGATTGATTCTCGCGACATTACCGACACCCAGCGACGCGGTACTTGTATGGCTGCCGCCTTCATTTTCGGCCTAGCTTACGAGCTGTGGGCAAAGATGCCCATGGAGTCCGGCTACCCTGCCCCTGAGTCTGCCCCTGAGTCTGCCCCAAAGTCCGAGCGGCCAACCGCTGGGGTCAGCAAGGCCCCTACTGCGGAGGCTGCCAAGGCGTCTGAGGAGACGGAGGCCACGTTTCGCGAAGCAGCACTTGAAAAAGGAGTCGAAACCTTTGCTATCGACGCACTCGTCGAAATCGTCAAAGAAAAGCTGGGCGGAGACTTTAATAAAGGCCGCGCAACACTCAATAGCAAATCAGCCGAAGAGCTCAACGCAAAGTACGGTGAGTGGTGACCCATTGGAGGGATTTATACATTTTTTCAAAGGTACTGAAATAGTGTTATAGATCAAGGGCCCACAAGGCCCTTTTCTATGGCATACTGTGTGCATACCTCATGAGGCACGCGATGACCGATTCAACCACCGCATGGTTCAATGCCGCCGGCAAACGTAAGCTGACCCAGGAACAGACGTTGGAGCTTTTTGCCAAGCTTCGCAGCCAACGAGCTGCTGAAGACGAAGAGGGCGCTCTTGAGACCTTGAACTCCATCTGTACGGGTAACCTGCTTCTGGTGGTGAGTGCAGTCAAAGCCTATACCAGCAAGATTACTCATCGCTTTAGGGTGAATCCTAATGACGAGCTGTTCCTGGACTTACTTCAGGTCGGATACATAGGATTGCGTGTGGCGGCCGAAAAATTTGACCTTGCTCGCGGAAACAAGTTTTCCACGATTGCAGTGACCTGGATTAGACAGCGTCTTGGGCGCTACCTAATCTCCAGTGAGCAGAAGATCTATATCCCTGAGGGCTGCATCCGGGAGATGTTCTATTACAAGAAACATGGCAAAGGATCGGGGCGCAGGCATGCCCCTAAGGATGTCGACTACCTTCGTTCCGCCGCAACTGCCTATAACGTTGGCTCTCTTGACGTAAAGGTCAACAATGAAGACGGTGTAGGCTCTTTGTTGAGTTTAATTCCAAGCCCTGCTAGCGAAGACCAGTCGCGCTCTTCTCGCGAGGCTTTGTTGCAGATCAAAGAGATAATGGCGAAAGCCATGGTCCCTCCTATGCAGCAGGATCTGATGATTGCTTATGCTCGGCTAGGTCGAGTTTCGACGGCTGCCTACTCTGTGGGGTATCCTGTTCCTACTGCTGGCAAGGAGATTAAGGCGATCATCAAAAAGCTACGGACTTACGCCTGATATACTTAAGAGACCTCAAACCAGACCTTAAGAGGAACGAAGCAAATGGCAACCGTCACCGTAGTTGGCACAGTTACCTGCAAAGAAGGAGAAAATCCCTGCACTGTGCGTCAGTTTGATTCTGGTAACTCCGTCGTCAGTTTCAGCGTGCTAGACAAGCAGTATGTCTACACCAAGAAGGGCGAAGAAAAGTTTGGCCAGTTTTACAAGTGCGAGATCATGGGCAAGGCAGGTCAGATCGCAGTTGACCGTCTTCAGCGTGGGGATAAGGTCGGGGTTTCCGGCCAGCTTGTTCAACGTGAGTATCAAGGGAAGATCTACCTAGATATCAAAAACGCTCAGGTAACCTTCCTTGAGTACCGTGAAGACAGTGGCTCTGGCGGTAGTAGCGATCCTTTCTAATCGGCACACTAGCTTGGGCTACCTCTCAAGTGTCGTCCCGCGACGCTCCATATAAATAAAGATGTAACTCTCCTGGCAAAATCCAGGGGGGTTCTTCTTTTATGCAATAGACTAGGCACACTCGCAAGATGATTATGACCGCTTTTGGTTTCAGTATCGAAGAAGCAGAGGTAGCTCCAGGGACCCTTGGTCTTCTGTACGATGACACTCCCGCCTTGACTACCGCAGACGTCAAGCCTTTCGTCTGGTCCATACTGCTGTTCAGACGCGCTGTAAGGGCCTGTGAGGTGGTTGGCGCCATCACGGCTGTATGTGCTCACTCAGAGCTTTACAGCGGCTGGAGCGACTTTCTGGAGGACGATGACGGCCGAACCCGTCTCGAATATCTGGTTGACGAAGTTATTGGCGACATGACTGCTCAAGGCCTTCTTCGCTATGACACTAAAGACGACCTGTGGTCCTTACAGCTTGGGAAGAACAATCGTAATCTTCCAGAAATCATTAAAGCTATTGCCGGCACTGGCGGCAGCATGCCTCAGCATCTTTTAATGGAGCTTAATTGGTGAAAATCAACTACGACAATCTTGACGCTTACACAAAAACTCACAAAAAACTTTTAGAGTCAATGAGCGACAAAGAGTACAACGACCACATTAACACAATTCTGGAGGAGCTTCACTATGACGAGAAAAAAGAGGAAGAAGACAGAGGAACCTACTGATGTTGAGGGAAATCACTATGAAGGTCAGTTCTATGTCCTTTTGTGGCCTCAAATGAAAAAAGTCAAAGGATTGAACTGGAATCAAGCCAAAAAACTTTGGAAAGAGCATACTGACCGTGCTATGATCTTTTCTATGCGTGATTTAAAAGGAGGCCAGACCATTGAGACAGCTTAAAAACGGCGAGTTCAAGTTTAAGCCATCTGCAGTCAAAGCCGCCGAGTGGATGCAGCAGGAGCCTCTGCCAATGCGTTCAATACGAAAGGGTACGCCCGTTAAGGTTTTTTGTGGAGGCGGGTGGAAAGCAGGAATAGTGGTACAATGGACAAAGGATGGAGTGACAGTCCGCCTCAAACGGGAACAGAAAATCGTTGTCTGCAGAGACAACCGCAACTTGAAGGAGGAATCCAGTAAATGACCCACGACAACATTAACCACCCCTCGCATTACACCGAGGGCCGCAAGTTCGAGACCATCGAGGTTATTGAGGACTGGGGGCTTAGCTACAGACTGGGCAACGCCGTCAAGTACGTATCCCGAGCTGGCCGCAAGGATCCCTCCAGGACGGCCGAAGACCTCAAGAAAGCAATCTGGTACATCAACCGCGAGATCGCCTCACTGGAGGGCGAGCAGACTTCTTACGGCGTTACCTACGAGGATGTGCTTGAGGACTACACTGTCTGCGCTGCTAGCGGCGAGGATTTACTGGCTGAGTATGGCGTAAAAGACGTCGATGACCAACCCCTGGCTCACTGGGACTCTGACGAGGATTACATGTGGGATCCATCCCTGGGTCCTGTGGAGCTGACTAGCGACGAGATCAAGTCGATTATGGACAGGAAGGACCTGGCCATGTTTGATGAAGATGAGATAATTGCTACCGTCGAGAAGCGTGGCTTCATTCTTGGTATCAAGAAAGACGGCTCTACCTGTGAGCTTGGTTCTAACGGAGGGTGCCTCTAATGATTGACGATTCCGATCAAATGGCCTGGTTGTATAGCGATCAACGTCAAGAAAGTCGCTCAGCTGCACTTCTGTCTTTACTGAAGGCGTTTGGCGGGGCGATTAACGCCGACGGGTCTCCTAGTCACAACCCTCGTGGACTGTACGGAGCCGCCCATGATTACGTCTCTCATGGAAACACTGATCCAGAAGGTGTCTTGGGTTTCTATCTAGAGAACAGTGAAGTCTACAGTTGAGATGCCAGGACAGGTCACTTTCCAGTGGGAGGTGACCTTTCCAGTACCTGACCCGAGCACAGTTGTATTCCTGTTGGTAAACTTGGCTATTGCAATTATTGCGGGAGCCCTCGTTCTTGGAACTGATTGCCACGCTGACGATTAACCTCCCTTTGTTCTCGAAGGCCCGTCCCAGAGTAACGAGCAGGGGTACTTTCATGCCCGCCGACTATCGCAAGAAGCAGAAGGAAATGCTACGACAGGTGCAGGAGCAGTGGCCCTGGCCGCCCCTGGAAGGACCTATCCGCGTCGAGATCGAGGCCTATGGTGAAGGCCGTGCTGACGGCGACAACATCATCGGAGCCCTGTTCGATAGCGTCAATAAGGTGCTCTGGGTTGACGATCGAGTTTCAATCATCCCTCAGCTGGAGGTCAAGTGGACCAAGGCGAAGAAGGCTGACTCGAAATGGGTCATTAAGATTTATGCGGTATAATGGGAGGCAAATACTTGATTGACGTGGAAGTAGCCTACAACCAGCCTGAGTTTGACTACCGTATCAAACCGGGTATACTGAAAAGCAAATACTTGGTCGACGTGGAAATAGCCTACAACCAGCCTGAGTTTGACTACCGACGCGCAGAAGGCGTCAACCAGTCATCTCTTAAGAAGATCCTTGACAGCCCGGCTCATTACCAGGCGGCCCTTAAGAATAAGGTTATCCCTACTCCAGCCATGGAAATGGGAACCGCTTTGCACTGCTTATCCTTGGACGGTAGGGATAAGTTCGATAGCAACTATATCATGAAACCCGATGGCCTTAACTTGGCAACCAAAGCCGGCAAAGAGTGGAAAGCCAGCGTGGGTCGTAAGAAAGTTTTGAATACCGGCGGCAAGGACGACCCCTGGGGCAGCGTGCAGGGCATGGCAGCTGAATTGGCCAAGCTTGCGTGGTTCGATCCCTCTCAGACTGACTACATCAAGCACAACGAGGTCTCCGTCTACTGGGAAGACCGTGGAGTCAGCTGTAAGGCCCGTCTGGACCGTCTTATGATTGAAGAGGGTCTGGTGTTAGACCTGAAGACTACTGACAGCGTCGACCCCGAGACCTTTACGAAGAAGGTTGTCAATTTGGGCTACGACTTTCAGGCTGCGTATTACACCCGTGCAGCCATGGCGGCCTACGGAAAGCCGTTTCGATTCATCTTTGTTGCTGTGGAGCGCAAGGCGCCCTTTGCCGTAGACCTCTTCGAAGTGTCTCCAGGCATAATGCATGAGGGTTTTTACAAGGTAGAGAAGGCTCTTGACCTGTACGCCAAGTGCAGCGAGTCCGGCGAATGGCCTATAAAAGAGCCAGTGATCCGCCAGCTGGAGTACCCCAGTTGGTATAAGTCGTATGGTACGATGGAGGAGCCCCTAGATGAGGACATCTTCTGATGCAACGTGAAGTCCACACCGCCAGCTTCGTCAACATCACTCCCGATGCAGAGAAGCAGATGGCCTACTGCGCCAGAGTTTCCAATCCTAATAACCAGGGCAACCACGAGACCGCTTCAAGACTGCTCCGTTACTGCATCAAACACAAGCATTGGAGTATCTTTGAAACCGCCAGCATGCAGGTGGAGGTCAATACCACCCGCGCCATTGCCGCCCAGGTGTTGCGCCACCGCTCGTTCAGCTTCCAAGAGTTCAGCCAGCGCTACAGTTCCGTCGACCAGCTTGGAGCATTTGGTGTGCCTCACCTGCGCTCTCAGGATCTGAAGAACAAGCAGGCAAGCCACGACAATCTTGACCCCGAGTTTGTCGCTCTGACCGAGAAGCAGATCCTGACTCATTACAACAGCGCCATCGACCTCTACGAGCACCTGCTTGCCAAGGGAGTGGCCAAAGAGTGTGCCAGGTCCATCCTGCCGCTTGGGACGCCTACAAGGCTCTATATGTCGGGATCAATTCGTAGCTGGATCCACTACATTCAGATCCGTGCTGGCATCGAGACTCAGCTGGAGCATCGTATGATTGCCGAGTCCATTAAAGAAATCTTTGCGGAGCAGCTCCCCAATGTTTATGAGGCAGCTTTCGCATGAAGCGAGAAAAGCCCTTTGGGGCCTTTTTTATTGCCTTGGCATACTAGTTCGCGAGATGCACTGCTATGACTAGCGATCCAAACAGTAAGACCTGCAGCAAATGCGGGCAAGTCAAAGGGATTGCATCCTTCAACAAGCGAACCAATGGCTATTGGGGGTCTTGGTGCAAGCCCTGCAACAACGCCTGGCGTCGCGAGAAGTACCACGGCTCGGAGGCGCACAGAGAAGCATCTCGACGTGGCCGACTAAAGCATCGCTATGGAATTACCGTGGAGCAGTATGAGTTCATGCTCCAAGCTCAAGGAGGTGTCTGCAAGATCTGCGGCGAGGTCGATAAGGCCGGGACCAAACTGGCTGTGGACCATTGCCACGAAACGGGAGATGTCCGAGCATTGCTTTGCCGAAGCTGCAACAATACGCTTGGCTTCGTTGAGAAGTATCTTCGGAACCCTGCCCCGTGGGATCGCTATCTTGAGGAACATTCATCATGAATAATGACCCGTCTTCTTGGCCTGAGGCAAAGCCTCCGTACAACCCAGGGCCGATCTGGAATTTCACCAGAGGCTACAAGGTTAACGAGGCTGGTCGGCATGAAAACGAAGAGCAGTACAGGGCGTTTCAGTTTCATTTAAATATGAGGGGTAGCAGGAGCTTCGATGCAACTGCCGAATTCATGCAGAAGAGCCCGGAGACACTTAAGGGCTGGGCAAAGAAATACAACTGGGATAGGCGTTGTGCTGCCTATGACAAGAAGGAGATGGCGATAACCTTTAAGGAGGCCAGCAAGATAGAGCGAAAGAAACATCGTTATGCGATCGAGGAGTTTCGCCAGGCGAACGAGGACCAGGCTAGGCTAATGATGGATGTGTCTGGCGATCTGATGGGTATCATCCAGCAGCGAATTGCAGAAGCGGCGGCTACTGGTGAGAAGATTCCGATGGGGCTTTTGTCTGGGTTGATGCGAGCTGCTGCCAACATCTCTGATGCGGGTCGACAGGCTTGGGCAACCTCTCTTGGCGTTAACGAGCTTATGACCGTTGTTGAGCAAGAGCTCGAGGAGGTCCAAGTCGAGGTGATGGAAGATCCCGACGTTTACGAAATACCCCTAGACGAAGACTGATGGCAGGTAAACTAGGAAGAGACTATCTTGAACTAGCTTCTCAGGGGCAGGACCTGGTTCGCGCTGTAAAAGACAAAAAAGCCGACAAAGGTCCTGGCAGGGATGTCGTTTTCTGGAAATTAATTCGGAAAGTGATGCCTCAGTATAAATTTTACAAATTTCATGCAACAGTTATTGAGCAACTGCAAAAAGTCATCACAGGAGAAGTCACTAGACTTGTACTTCAGGTCCCGCCGAGACACGGAAAAAGCTTACTTACTTCTCAACTGCTTCCAGCTGCTTACCTACTTGCTCACCCTGAGCGCTTTGTGGGTATTAGCTCTTACTCCGCCGAGCTTGCCGAAGGTTTCTCCCGCAAGGCCCGCGAATTTTATCGTGAAGCTGGTGGATTACTGAATGAATCTTCAAAAGCGGTCAATGCCTGGGGAACTTCCTCGGGTGGAGGCCTTTGGGCGGCAGGTGTTGGCGGTGCAGTCACTGGCCGTTCTGGCCATCTTCTCATCATCGATGACCCTGTCAAGAATAGAGAGGATGCTGAAAGTACTCGAATAATGGAAAAGCTCAATGATTGGTATACATCTACATTGTATACACGTCTTGAGCCTCAAGTTGGAGCCATCGTAGTCATCCAGACCCGTTGGTCGGAGAACGATATGATTGGACAACTACTGGAGAACGAGATGAACGTTTCCGACAAAGGTAGAGAAAACTGGACGATTGTTGATCTGCCAGCGCTGTACGAGGATGAGGGCGATCGACCTACGCTACCTTCTCATTGCCCTGTAGTCCACGACTGGCGAGAAGAACTTGGCGAGGCGCTTTGCCCTCAGCGCTATGACACGGAGGACCTGGAGCGTATTAGAGAAGCTATTGGTTCTCGAGACTTCGCCTCCCTTTATCAGCAGCGGCCAGCCCCAGAAGGTGGCAATATGTTTGACCCTTCATGGTGGCAGTTCTATGATTGGGACACCTTGCTCCCGGACTTTCAGCGTGTCCTGCTTTCTGTTGACGCCACGTTTACCGCCACCAATAAGAGTGACTATGTGGTTGGCGCAGTTGTAGGCCAGGCAGGTTCCCAGTACTACGTGCTTGATCTGGTCAGAGAAAGGCTTGATGTTGTAGGTACGATGGCAATGATTGCCAGGATGTACAAGCGTCACCAGTTGAACGGCTGCCTGATCGAACTTGCGGCTTCTGGTTATGCCGTGCATCAGATGATGGCCAAAAAAGTGCCCGGACTGATTGGAGTGCGACCGGAAAAGAGTAAAGAGTCGCGTGCGGCAGGCATTGTTCCGATGGTGGAGGCTGGTAACGTCTATCTGCCTGCTAGTGCTCCATGGCTTGATGCGTTTACCAGTGAGTTTGCGTTGTTCCCCGCCTCAAAGAATGATGACATGGTTGATGCTATTACCATGGCCTTGAATTACTGTGGCCAGAGATCTGCTCCACAGATGACTTCTGTAACATGGGGCCGTGGAGATAGAGCTCTGCCAGGGGTTCAAAAATTTAACGCCTGGTAAAATGGGGTAAGTCGGTGCCAATGCATGGCCAGGAAACCAGCTAAGTTCAAATTAAACAGCGAACAGCAAGAGCTCGCATCAAGTAATTTGAATCTTGCACGGCGAGAGGCATGGCGTCTACAACGCAGCACTGGTATCGACTACCAAACTCTTGAGTCGGTTGCTTTTGAAGGATTGTGTAAAGCTGCCTATAGGTATGATCCTAACAGGCCGCACCCGACTACTGGCAAGTCGATGAAGTTTAGCTCTCTTGCAGTTCCGACTATTCGCGGAGAGCTTTTGCACTGGGTCAGGGACAAAACCTATGCGGTTCGTCTTAGTCACAAGATGCGCGAGCGCTGGGTTAAAGGTCGCAGACTGCTTTACAGTGGATCTACTGACCTGGAGGTAGCTGCTAATCTTGGCATTACAAAGGAAGAGTGGCTGGAGGTTCGGAAAGTCTGTTCTGGTCCACCGTTGGAGCTCAAGGACCAGGCTCAGCCCACGGAGCCTCTCGAGCCTAATGAGATCAACTTCGGTGAGATGTATATAAGAATGGCAAACGATGCCATGAACAACCTCGATGATCACACAGAGGTCTTGCAGCAGATAGAGGTCTACCTTTCGGGAACCGGCAAGAGGATCCCTCGCTTTGCTGTGGACAAGCTTTTGAATGCCGCCGGCTGTCACGCCACCAATTGGGCGGAAGATGAAATAAACTTGGCGGAGGGGTGGGAGGAAGTAGGTGAAGGACGGTTACAGGGCTCGCTGTTCTAGTCTGTCTACGATATACTGACGGCATGGCAATCAATCAACGCACGCTACAGGCCATCAAGTCAGCTTCCCTCTCTGCGGTCATCGAGGCCTGCGGCGCCCCATTGAAGCGAGTCGGCCACGAATTCCTCACCAAGTGCCTATGGCACGAAGACGCCAACCCATCTCTGACTATTTCAGATCAGAAGGGTTTTTGTTTTTGTCACGTCTGCCGCAAGAGTGCCGATGCTATTGACTTCATCCAGGAATCGAAGGGCTACAGTTGGCGCGAAGCTGTCGAGTTCGCAGCAGATATCGCCGGCATCGTAATCGAGACAGACAATGAAGATCCAGAGGTTGCTGCGCGACGCAGGGCCGCTCTTGCACATGCGCTGTCCAAGAACGAGTCCGAGCAGTATCGTTACCAGGCAAATCTGCGGGACCCCAAGGCAAGTCGCATCCGCCAGATCCTCAAGGACCGTGGCCTGACAGCGGAGGCGGCCAACGAGTTTGGATTAGGATTCGCCTCTGGAGGCTTCTTCTCTTCACGGATTACCATTCCTATTTACAACCATAGAAATCAGTTAGTTGGCTGGACTGGCCGGGCTACCAGGGGCAAGGAAGAGCAGCCTGCAAAGTACAAGAACAGCGCCGAGGATGACCTTTTCCAGAAGAAGCTTCTGGTGTTCAACGAACCTCGCGCTCTTAAGGCAGCCCGTGAGGCCGGCTCGTTGATTTTCGTTGAGGGCCACCTTGATGTTATCAGCATGTGGCAGACTGGTATTCGTAACGTGGTTGCGGCTCAGGGAACCGGCGCCCCCGATCCACTTGTATTACAGCGCCTAAGTCGTAGCGTCAAGAATTTTATACTTTGCTTCGATGGCGATACCGGTGGAGTGAAGGCGGCTGAGCAATTCATCTCTGTTGCTGGGCCCATGGCAATGAAGGGGAGCATCTCTGTTAATGTGGTAACCTTGCCCGAAGGGAAAGATCCTGATGAGATCATTCGCGATGGACAGGATTTATATCACTACATAGCCGAGGCACCTAACTGGCTGGACTGGACCATCGACACATGGGCTGCCGATCTTGATAAAGAAGACACAGCGATGATCACTGCGGTAGAAGAGAAGCTCCGTTCCTTGATCGGTGGTCTTAAATCAAAAGCCTTGCGTGCCCATTACATTGACCGGGCCGCTCGCGTCTTGTCCAGTAGCGACAAAGAAGCAAAGTCGATCGCAGAGAGCTGGGGTGATCGCCACGATGAGCTGATTGATCGGGAATGGGAGCCACGTTCACCACAGCAGATCCGCACAGCAGTAGAGCGGCGAATGATGAGGATTTACGTCCATGTCCCTGGAAGGCGCGATGAACTGCGTCCTCTATTATCAGGAGTAACCAGTCCCGCCCTGAGATGGCTTGCAGAGCGCCTGCACGAGCTTGAGTCCTACTGTATGGTCGATCTTACTCCTCACAGCGTCATGGCCGTTGTAGCCGTTGCTGAACCGCACTTTCTGCAGCAGCTTCGGACCCTGGTTCGTCCAAATGTAACCATTGATGATACTCCGGGTGTTCTGAGCCATATTTACGATATAATGGGTGCTGAAGTGCCTTCTGAGACTTTTGACGAATCTCACTCCAATTAGTTATCTCAGGGATGAAGTGCTTGCTCTCTACGAGCAGCACGGATCGTATCTCGGGGCCGCCAACGCCTTGTATACTTCTCACCCCCACCTAGCCAAACCCAACACTCTTCGGGACTATATCAAAGCCGAGGTCAAGGCGATTGAGCCCGACCTTGAGCTTTTAACCGAAACGGTTCGCCTTGCAAAAGGCAATCAAAAGCTGCAAGACATTCAGCGTATTGAGCGCAAATCATTTCGAGAACATGCTCGTGTCGAAAACGCGGTCGCAGCTTACAACGAAGCCCTCGTCTCAGAGCTCAAGAGTATTGGAGACTCTCTCAAAGGTTGCAATCGTCGGACTGGCCCTCTTCTCGCCGACTCTGCAACTCTTGTGGTTCATCTGTCGGACAATCACTTCAACGAACTAGTTAACCTGCCCACTAATCGATTCGACTTTAAGGTAGCCGCCAAACGCTTGGAATTGTTGGCTCAAAAAGTTAAGCTATTAGGCAAGGCCTACAGTGCCGACAAAGTGGTCGTGTTTTTCGGTGGCGATCTCATGAACAGCGATCGTCGTTTGGACGAACTGTTGGCTATGAGTACCAATCGTGCACGCGCCACCTTGCTGGCGACTCATTTATGCAAGCAGTTCCTGATGGACCTGAGAGCAGACTTCTTTGTCGATTGCTTTGGCGTGGCTGGCAATGAGTCCCGAGCCAAGGAGAACCTGGGCTGGGTGGACGTGGTAGCTACCGACAGCTACGACTACACTATCTACGCCATGCTCCAGGCTATCTTTGAGGCCGTCGAGGACAAGGGCCTGCGATTCCACGACTTCCAGGCCAACGACGTGGTCTTCAAGATCCACAACGAGACGTTCCTGGGCATTCACGGCCATCAGATTTCGGCCACCGACCAGAAAAAGGTCCAGGCGATGATCGGCAAGTATGCGGCCAAGGGTGTGAACATTACTCACATTCTGTGCGGCCACATCCACAGCTGTATGATCTCCGATTACATTTCTCGTAACTCCTCGCTGGTAGGTTCCAATGCTTATTCCGAAGAAGCCCTCGGGTTCGTTTCAAAAGCTAGTCAAAACATTGCAATTGTCACCCCCCGAGGGTTGGACGGTTTCAAAGCTGACCTTCAAAACGTCGAAGGGGTGGATGGGTATGACATCGTCGACAAGCTTGCTAGTTATAACGCTCGCTCCGCCGACAAGGCTCACGAGGCTATGCGAGACCCTCAGACGATCATTAAGGTGGTGATCTAAAGTTTGAGCAACTTGCAACTGCTGAGCCCGAGAGACAACATTACCAAGGGTAAATAGCGAAAGAAGCCTAGCCAGTTACCGCCAGGAGTGTTTCGATCGAGTCACTACTACAGGGCTCAGGTTGGAATAGATGGTAAACTGATTCACCTGGGCGTCTTCGACGACCCCAAACAAGCTCATCAATGCTATCTGGAGTTCATCAATGAAAGCTAAAATCTGGACGATTCCCAACTGTCCCTATTGTTCAAAGGCCAAGAAACTCCTCGAGTTTAAGAAGATTGAGTACGAATGCCTAGATGGACCTGTTGACAACTGGCCAACAAGCCCCTATGTTCGCATCGATGGCAAGGAAATTGGTGGCTTCACTGAGCTTGCCAGGTACGTACGCACTCTTTAGTTTGAAGATCACACATTTTATTCCCTGCACCTTGTTAGCTTTCTTGTTGAACGGTGCGGGTTTTTTTATTGAGAACGAAGCGTTAAGTTTCCCTTCCAAGCCAGTCGCCCAGAAGGAGGAGCCTGAGCCTAGCCCTTCTTTTGTTGAACAGCTTATGCCGCTAGCGGACTTGCTGGCCAGCGCCGAGGGCGACTATGATTCCGTCAATCGTGGACACGCTGGAGACACTCCTGGCGGCATGACGAGGTTAACAGGCCGGCCCCTTGCTAGATATCTCGTGTCAGAGGTTATAGCCAAACAAAGGGGCGAGATACACGCCGTCGGACGTTACCAGTTCATACCTTCTACGCTTATTTTTGCTGTGAACGCATCTCAGGTCAGCCTGGGCGACAGGTTCGACAAAGCGACACAGGATTGCTTGATGGCAGCTCTGATCGCTTACAAGCGTCCGTACATCCTGAAGTACCTGCAGAGTCTTCACGATGATTTAAACGGGGCTCTCGATGACCTGGCGAGGGAGTGGGCGTCTGTTGAGTACCGAAACGGTCGCAGTTACTATAGCAATGGCGGTAACCTCGCGAAGATCAGCCGGGTCAAAGCGACCAAAATGTTGCGCACTATTAAGGATGCCTGGGATGACAACGCGAAGCTGCCATAATCAGTGAGTCACTAGGAGATCTTATGATCAAAGACTATACGGCAATCTATCGAGAGGCCAACGGCAGCAAAGGCAAGTTTGAACTTAAAGCCCAAGACGTTCGTCGCGCTGTTCTTGGTGCTGCTGAACTCATACCATTAGGCGCTACGCTAATTCGTGTTTTCCCTGATCCTAACTGGAACTAACTTAAATGCTAAACGGAACCTATCTTTTGGCTACCTTGGTTGTGGCTGCTTTTATCCTCTGGCCGGAAGAGTCCATTGCGGTCTTGACTGCCTGTAGCTTAAAGATTCAGATACATTTTCTTAACTATCGATTGAAGTGGATGGCTTGGCGTATGTACCGATCCATCATCAAGATGTCAAAGGAATCTGGCTTCCCTCACCCTGGTCCATTTACTTTTGTAAATATCTGGGACAGAGAGTCCAGCGACTGATAAACTGAAAAAAGTACACCCTCTCAAGACATCTATGGTATTCGCAGCTGCTTTTCGTAACGGCGCCTCTTACGCCCGCACTGGCCACCGCCTCGGAGATCTCAAAAAGAAGACCTCTATCGGCAACGGCCACCGCAAAAGCGGGAGCTTCAAAAAGCGCTCTCAGAAGCGTTATTTAGGGCAAGGCAAACGATGATTCCTTCCTTTTACCTCACTCGCCTAAACCATCGCTACAACACCATGACAGACAAAAAGCCTTGCGGCAAATGTGACGACTGCAAATGCAAGAAACCTTGCGACACCCTACCAATTGATGCTAAGCTCTACACAGAGGTTGATGATACAACCTTTGCTCCCTATGAGCAGTACACCCACCTGGAGATGAACTGATGCTCGGCTTTTTTCGCCGTCAGCCCCAGCAAGTTTATGTTATTATCGCTCGATACGGTTCAGGCAACTGGATGAAACGCTTTGAGATCGCTGCAGCCAGCCCTTACGAGGCTTGTCGTAAGTTTGATCAAACTCCTGAGTTTCACTCATTTACTCGCGTCTCTGGCGCCACCATCTCTACGGGTTTTTAGTAATGAATACATATATCTTCCGTTTTCGTCGAATGAGTGGTGAAGCCTCTAGTCACATGGCAGTGATGGCAGAAACGTTAGAGAATGCGGTCGAAAGGATCAGAAGAGACTATCCAGGCTGTTTGATTTACGCAGTCAATCTCGCAGGGTAAATCCGCTACATTCTTGTTACATCGGGCCTCAAGGCCCTTTTTTATTGCTACTATCGTTAGGTATTCTACCTCCACGCGCTCAAGCCCTATGAAAGAATTTCGCCCACAAGCTCCTTCAGCTGAGACCGTTTTCTATCGGACTTATTCGCGCCGCAAAGCCGACGGAACCAGGGAGAATTTTGAGGAGGCCATGCTCCGTACTATCAATGACCTTGCCTCCATTGGTGGGTATACCGGAGAGCAGTATGCCCTTGTCCGCGAGCAAGCTCTGAAGCAAAGAGCATTCCCTTCTGGTCGAGCTTTCTGGGTTGCCGGGACCGACTGGTCTAAGCGCCCCGAGAACTTCAGTGGTTACTACAATTGTACGTCGACTCACATCGGCGACCTGAATGCTTTCGGCCTGCTTGTCGACCTGGCCATGCAGGGATCCGGGACTGGTGCTGTTCTAGAGCAGGACGTCATTGCGAATCTGCCCATTGTAAAAAACGTTATCGATATTATCGGCATTAGCGCCATTGGAACTAAGGCCAAGCAACTTCGCCAGGAATACACCAGCTACGAGATCATCCTACCTTCAGGTGTCGTAGAAGTGCGTGTGGGTGATTCCCGTGCCGGTTGGCGCGACGCATACCAGTTCCTTCTGAACCTGGCGCACAATGGCCTTCCTCATAATGAAGGGCACATCCGCGTGCATTTGGACTTGAGTAACATTCGCCCCTCTGGAGAGCGCCTGAAGGGCTTTGGCGGCACCGCTAATCCTGTGAAGCTTGATGATGCTTTCAGAAAAGTGGCTTCCATTTTGAATGATGCCGTGGGCCGTCAGCTTACATCTGTTGAAGCGTGCCTTTTGATCGACGAAGCTGCTACCGCTATTGTTGCTGGGAACATTCGCCGCTCTGCTGGCATGCGCCAGTTCTCCGAGCACGACGAAGTCGCCGCAACAGCGAAGCTTGGACTCTATTCTCAGGACGAAGAAGGCAATTGGCGAGTAGACCCAAAGAAAGAGGCTCTGCGGATGGCGAATCACACCCGCTGCTACCATACCAAGCCTTCTTTTGACGCCGTAGAGACCGCTGTGGCGCTGCAGTTTAACTCTGGTGAAGGAGCTATCCAGTACGTTCCTGAAGCCGTTGCGCGGGCGAATGCCGACCTGCTGCCTGAGCATGCCACCAAGAAGGCATTCCTGGACCTCTATACGACCAAAGGTCGCGACGCTGCTAAGCGGTATCTGGGAATGGCCTATGAGCTCAAGCATAATGAAAAGCTTGATGAGCGCGAACTCCAGCACCGCATGGACCGTTATGGCCTCAACCCCTGTGGTGAGATTATTGGTCGCGACTTCCACTGCAACCTTGCCGAAGTTCACCTCAATACTATTGATCCATCGGACTATGAAGCACAGGATGCCGCCTTCTATGCAGCGGGCTTACAGGTCGCAGCGCTACTTCAGCACGAGTTCGTCCACGAAAGGTACCAGTACTCACGCGAGATTGATCCGATCGTTGGTGTCTCTTTCACTGGTCTTTTTGATTTCCTGGTCCATGCTGGTGGCTACGATTGGCTGAAATGGATGATGGAAGGCCGTAATGGCCGGCGTGCTAAGGACATGTACGAAGGCATGGAGAAGCAATACCTCAGTCGCTGGCGTGCAGCAGCTCATCGCGGTGTAGAAGATTACTGTACCGAGAAAGGTATTCGCTTGCCCAACCGTATTACAACCGTTCAGCCCGCCGGTACTAAGTCCTTGTTGACTGGTGCCTCCTCTGGATGGCATCCCCCCAAAGCTCAACGTTTCATTCGTCGCATTACCCTTGGCGTTAACGACCCGCTTGTTCCTGCTCTTATTGAGCACGGTTATTCTGTTATCCCAGCGCAATCCGCTCGTGATAACGATGGCAATCTGCTGGACGACATATCTGATCCTAGGGTTCAGGAAGTATTGGTAGAGATTCCAACGGAGGTGAGCTGGGCCAATCTGCCTGGTTGCGACACCTTCGATCTGGCAAAGCTACCTGTAGAGGCACAGTACGGCCTTTATATGCAAGTTCAAAACTACTACACCGACCACAATACTTCCGCAACTATCGAGCTGCGTGAGGACGAGGTTCCTGTTCTCTCTAAACTGATTCATGAGTCAATCGAAAACGACGAAGGCTACATCTCTGCTGCGCTTCTTGCTCGCTTTGATGTTAGTGGCGGTACTTTCCCACGTCTTCCCTTCGAGCCGATCTCCAAGGAAAGATACGACGACCTCAGGACAATCCAGGAGATCTCAGGTACTCAAGAAGATTTCCTGGTCACACTCAACAAGTACGACTCCTCTGAGTGGTCAATCGAGTCAGTAGCGGGTTGCACTAACGCCGCCTGTATGGCCAAGGCTGAAGCCGACGAGAGAGAGGGCAAATGAGACCAAGTAAGGAAGAAGTCCTGGAGGCTCTTACGAGCTTCCGGGAGGCCTACAGAGATGGTAGTCAGTACCGGGCTAAGTTTCATGAACAAACTCAAGCTTTGTTCAACAGATACCTTAGACTAAACAAGGCCTATCACGGCCGTTATACCCCAGCCAAATCGCCTGATTTTCTAAAGTGAGCACAATCATTGACTATCAAATTCGTGAGCTTTGCAGAAAGCAAGGTCTTGTGGAGCCCTTTGATCCAGAAATGATCAACCCGGCAAGCATAGATGTCACTCTAGGTCCAGAGATCAAAGTCGAGGCCGACAACGGCGATTTTGTCTGCTTTAACATTGAAGACAAAACCTTCTATATGCCACCCGGAGGCTTTGTTCTCGCAGTCACGGCCGAGTTTGTACGGATACCTGTCAATCTCGAATGCGTCTTTCAGCTTAAATCGTCCCGTGGACGAGAAGGCTATGAGCACGCTCTCAGCGGATATATCGATCCGGGGTTTCACGGTGAAGTCACACTAGAGCTTTCCAACCTGCGCCGTTTCAAAGAGCTACCTTTACGGGCAGGCATGAGGATAGGACAACTTCGATTCTCTAAACTGGACCAGATCCCTCATAGGCCATACAACCTGACTGGACGCTATCACGGCGATAGAGGACCCCAGGAATCGAAAGGATGAGAAGCTCAGGGGGTAAGGACCCCCTTTCTCTCTTGCCTGGCAACCTATTAGATGACGGTGTGCGAGATGCAGCCAGCTCACAATTATTCAGGGCGCGACGCCCACCATCGCAGCGATTGCCATGCACGGAATCAATCATCCAGTGAACGACCCAAATCTGGTCTCGTATCACCGCCCGGAGCTGGTTAGGCTCCTGCCTCAACTGGAGCAAGCCTACGACTGCTGGACCCTCCTCAATTCCGAGGGATTGGGTGCGGCCAAAAGTAAATATCTTCACCGTGAACCGGCCGAGCCCATGGAGGCCTACAACGCCCGCCTGGCTCGCTCTACATACACTCCGATCTATCGAGACAGTATTCGCTCTTATGCTGGCCTGCTTGGGCGCTTCCAGTTGATCGACGCGCCCTCGAGCCTTGAGTTAAGCAAGAACAATGTAGATCTTCAGGGATCTAGTATTCAATCGTTCTTGACTCAAGTCGATGAGATGGCTCTTCGCGATGGCGGAGCATACGTCATGGTTGACATGATGCCTGATTCAGGCAGCGACAACTTTTTCGATCAGCAGCGTGACGGGCGTCATCCGTACTTCATCTCAATCAAGAGGGCTGATGTTATTAACTGGGAGGTCAGCTATGATCGCGGCATCGAGAGTGTTTCTCGGGTAACTGTTCGCCAGCTTCGCAGCATGCCCGATACTGAAGGGCGCTATGGCAACAGGGTTGAGCCGGTCTATTACGTGCTAACTCCCGGAATGGTGGAGATGTACAGGGTGGTCAAGTCAGACGTAAGTCGCTGGACCAATGTAAAGTTTGGCGAAGTCAACACATCTCTACCCATCGTGCCCATTGTTTGGTACGGGGCAACTACCAGCCGTTTTGCCCAGGGCGACCTGCCCATGGACGGTCTAGCAGACCTGAGCATTCAGCATTTTCAGATGCGATCCGATCTTAGCGAATTGCTCCATAAGTGCGCCATGCCTGTCCCAGTGCGCAAGGGTGCACCTATTGGGCCCAATGGTCAGCCCGCACCGCTGGTACTTGGTCCCAATACAGCCGTAGACCTTCCTGCAGAAGGTGGTGACTTCTCTTTTGCAGAGCCTTCTGGGAAGAGTCTTGAGCGTCATCAGGATGAAATCAAGCACGTTGAAGAGCTCATGGACCGCAGCTCTTTGAACTTTCTTTATGGAGCAAACGTCAAGACTGCGACCGAGGCATCTCTTCGGGCCTCTCAGGTTGCTTCCAGTGTTTCTGCTCTAATCCGAAACAAGGCCAGCATGTTTGGGATGCTCATGCGTCTGTGGGCATGGTACGCGGGTGAACAGTCTGACATCACAATCGAGTCAGGTATTGCCATTAACGACTCTCTGATCAATAAGCCGCTAGGGGCTTCTGAGATGGCACAGCTTGTTAACTTGTTTAACAATGACCTTCTCTCCAAGAAGACCGTGCTCGATGAGCTCCAGCGTGGTGGTGTCCTTGACCCCGACCTAATGGTTCAAGAGGAGATGAATAGAATCGAGGAAGACAAAGAGGAGGAGCACGACCTGGGTGAACTGGAGGCTCGAATGAGACTCGACCAGGACATCGAGCGAGCACGAGAGCTCCAAGATAGTGCATCGAGCCAGCAGGAAAGAGCTGAAGGCCAGTCTCAACAGGAACAGGAGCAGGCTAATGTCAAGAAGGCCGCCGAGCAGGCCAAGTAAGCGTCAACGATCTGACATGGAGTCTATAGGAGGTTGCTTGGCACCTCCTTTTTTATGCTGTATACTTTGAGGGTCCCAACCGGAGTACCACATGCGACCAGATCTCGGCCTCCCCACGATTGCTCGCTTTATCTTCAAAGAAGAGCGTGCAAAAGACTTTACCTTTGATAGTCGTCCAATCATGGAGATGGCTTTCGAAAGTATCGATGAAGTAATGATCTCCGTCGAAGAGTTTGACGATGCCCTGGTGGACGCATATATCTTGGTTGACGGTATTCACGTGGTGAATGCTTCCGACTATACGACCACCAACTGATGATCTACACATACGGAAAGCGTTTCAGGTCTCCAGGCGGCAGTTTTGCTTATGAAGTCCAAGGACCTGTCTGTCGCCTATTTGATAGGGAGGAACTTCCATGGCCTTCCTGTTCCTTGAGCTGGAAGGGTAAGCAGCCGTCTTGGCGCCGCATCGGTCGTCGCTTCGTCGCTGATATCTCTACCAGCAGATTCCCTAGTTATGCAGTCAAGGCTGTGGACGCACAAGGCGTTCAGTGGGAACAAGTGATTACTCTTTACCATCAGCGACTCAATTCCGAGGAGAAGGGCTGGTGGTGCTCACCTATTCGTGAAAACTTATGACAAAACCGAGGCGGGGAATCAACTGGGCCGCTATCTTTGAGCGAAGGCCGGACCTTAAACCTCCTGGCTATGAACAATTGCTAACCAAGATCAGAGAGGAACACCATGAGCGATCAAAGCTTGACATCGAAGGAGATTAAAGAAGCTTGCCAGATAATAGCTGAGCACGTAAACCGTTTTCGTCCCAATAGACATAGTCAAGAATGGATTAAGCGGCAGATACTTGAAATTCTGCTCAATCAGGCTAATGTAGAATTGTTGTCTGAAGATTATCTGGATGAGTACGCTTATGCTGATGTTCAAAATTCATACCTCGTAGAAATTCTCAAACAGTACGACCAGGAGGCTTGAACTAATGACACGTTCCAATCGCAAGCTTACGCAATTTGCGGTAGACAAGATGCGTCAAGCTTTAATTCATGGACCAGAAACATTTGTTGACGCAGTTGCTGGCAATACAGCTGTTGAGCTTAAGAAGCGTAACCACAGCAATACGCCAAGCCACGAGCTAATTGTCAACCTCTTTGACAAAGAAATCCTGCGAGTCTTCTTTGGTCCGGGTAACGATCGCGCCGTCACTGGTGTCATGATCAGCGCAGGCGGCTTCTACGATAAGAAGGGCCGCCCTTCTAGAACTACCAGAGAGCGTCTCAATGGCCTTTTGGACGCGCTGGGTTCCACTGGCTCTATTCCTGAAGGCGTGCGTGTGTTCTTTCGTGACGACGGTGCCTGCTGTCTTGGAAAAGGCGACAGCTACAAGTCTCTTGACTCCGAGAACTCTAGCTCTTTGATCCTTTCCTGCTCAACTGAATTGCTGTTTGGTAAAACCTCTTAGAGGTAGGCATACTTCTACATCCACTCTTTAACTTCTAAAGAATGAACCACCTTCGCAATTTCCTTGTCTTTTCCATCATTGGCTGCATTTACGCCCTATTAGCTCTTCCCTCCTTCGCTCTTGACGTTCAGATGGGCTTCGACGGCAACCTCGTCTTTGAACCCTCTGAGATCACCGTTAATGCTGGTGACTCTGTCCACTTCGTCAACAACATGCTGCCACCCCACAATGTCATCGTTGAGGATCGTGCAGACCTTAGCCATGAACCCTTGGCCATGATGCCAGGGGAGGAGTTCGACGTAGTGTTCCCCGAGGCGGGTGATTTTAATTTCTGGTGTGGTCCTCATAAAGGAGCTGGCATGACTGGAGTGGTCCACGTACAGTAAACCGTACCTAAAGATTCGGTCAACACCCCAGTCCCCGCAAGGGGTTTGGGGATTTTTTGTGGTAACTTAAAAATAGTTAAGTAATGAATTATGCTTGATCTTTTTGACCTCATGACTCCTCGGGTTGTCGTCATCAGCGAGAAAAGCTACAACGAGCGCAAGCGCCGTGACCTGTTGGAGCGCAGGAGTCGCTATCAGGACTACGTCAAGACCTATAAGGCCGCCATCAGGGAGATCGACGAAGCGGTTTCCAGGCTTAATGAGGAATGTGGGCTCAATAGTAATGAGCACAAGTGACCTTACGGTAAACTTAAGGTAACCGTTGATACCACTTCAGTGGTATGCAGTTCGATCCGCGCCAGGCAACGGGGACGTGGACACTGTGGAGTTCCGTTATGAACACCCTTCAAATGATCAAAGAGCGTCAAGTCAAGCGCTCCCGCCTTTCTCAGGCTCAAAGGTTGATGGCGAAGGCATATCGTGGCGTCGAGTATGTCGATGCTCACCACGCAGCGCCAAGGCCTAGCAGGTCTAACGACTTGGTCTACAGAGGTCTTCATTACAGTTTGTAAAGCAAAGGGGGCTTAGCCCCTTTTTTTTTGGTTACACTTTGGGAGTCCTTGCATGACATGCACAAATGCTCAAGTCTCTCGCGATTGCTGCCACCTTTGGTCTGGTTAGCTTGTCTCCCGCGCTGGCAGGTCCCAACTTCGGCGGTTTTAAACCCTCTGTGTGCGGTAATGACCGCCACGTCGGTAACCCTTTCTGTGACAACGACGAAGACGGTGATGATTACGAGCAGAACCGTGATGCGAACATCGTGGCCACTTACGAGTCCGGTCATTTCTGCAATATCGACGGCTCCGACGTCTTGATTGAAACCGCATTTATCAGTCCTGGTCAAGCCTCTGGTACCGATAACACCCTCTCAATCAGCCAAAACGGTCCAACTGTCTGGAGTCTTGACACCGTAACTTCTACGGGCGAAAACCTTGCTGGCAGCGACTCTGGATTTGCCGTGACCTCATCCGAGGGACTTGATTTGGACGCTCGTCTTGGCGAAGATGCAGGACAGATTGTAAATGGTGTCTATTCTGACGACGGTGTAACTATTGTGGCAAACATCACCGACGACGGTGGCGTGTTCCAAGCTGGTGGCTATCGCATCCAGACCACCCTTCGCTGCGTATCTGGAGACAATTGATGGCCACTCTCGCATCTGGCACGCTGCTTGCATTGGCGACAACGCTTATGTACAGCAACGGTTCGAACGTGAGATTAACAGTTGCCCATGATGGCAATCGCCCTGCAAGGGTTGAGATCGTAGGTCTGACCCATGACAATCAGGAGGTGGAGGTCAAGGCCTTCCCCTCCTCTTTCGTCGCCACCAAAGGCAATCCACGT